TAAGACAAGACACAGACCTAGCTGCCATCGTTGGCGACAGGATTTATGCAGACTACCCACCACAAGGGGCACCTGAGCCTTTTGTGGTGCTAACAATACTAAGTGGGCAGGCATACGGCACGGTTGATAACCAGCCAGTGCGTGCCTACTCAGCGAGACTGGAAGTTGACACACTAGCCGAAACCCGTGCCGTGGCAGAACAGGTTATCGAGTTGGTTGAAGATTCCATAGACGGGTTCTCATCCGCTGACAGCACACACCCAATCCAAGGCATCACCATTAACGATGGACTGGACTGGGAGTTGCTAACGCCTAAAGATGGGTCCGACGAACGCAGGTTTCTGTGTTCACAAGATTTTGAAATTCACTACATTAGAAACTTGAACTAAGGTTAATAACATGCCAATTCTTGGTACAACCGGACAAGGAACCACTGTGTCGCTTAGTGGCGGCTCTGCTTGCGTTCGTTCGCTTACACTCCCTACGTGGTCAATGGACTCCATTGACGCTTCATGCTTGTCAGACACTGGCTACATGAAAAAGATCGCAGCAGACCTCGTGGACGCTGGGACGGTTCAGATTACAAGCGTATTCGGTCTTGAAGGAACCCCAGTGGTCCCTGACGGAAGCGAAGAGACTATCACTATCACGTTGCCATCTGCCGGAACAACCGGCGGCATCTTAACGGGGTCGGGCTTCATTTCAGAATGTACACTTCCTAGCATAGAGATTGGTGGATTGCTTGAGCAGACCATCACCTTTACGTTTGATGGTGTCACTGGACCTACGTGGACCGCTGGAACCGCATCGTAGCACCTTAAACTACCAAAACTCGCAGGATGACACAGGAGATCAAAATGCACATAGAACTACAACCTCACGTCGGCATTAACCTCGTAACAGGCGAAGAGCAGACACACCAGCAGTATATGGTATGTGCAGGTCATCCTGCGAAGTTGGAGCTATACGGATTCCTTAATTGGAAAGAAGGATCAAAGATTGTGTTCATCAGGAATGTTGACCCAATCCTTGAGAAGAAGATAGTTGCCGAAGTAAAAAGGCTTCTTGAGGTCGAAGCAGATGCTATTCACATCGAAGACCTTGATCAAGATCAGATTAACCCCACCCCAGAGGATACATACGATGAGTTTGACGAAAGCGACCTTACTTAAAAAAGCAGCAGTTGCAAAGCCTGACGTACTAGGCGAGTTCTTTGGCGAGACAGTTTATGTCAAGTCGGTTTCTGAACTGCAACGCTCGCGACGCATGGCATCACTGTATGACATGAAGAAAGAGAAAGTACGCGAAGAGGCGATGCTTAGGGCACGATGTGCAACAATCATTGACCACATCTGCGACGAGAAAGGCAAGCCTTTGTTCACAGACAAGGACACAAATGACCTCATGTCTCTCGACGCCTTGCTTATGGACCAACTTGTCCACGCTATTGAGGAGTGGGTGAGTACACGCGAGGGAAAGCTACAGGGCAAATAGACAAGCTCAAGGTTGAGATCGAGCGTAACGCTAGGCTCTTCCATGTGTTCTCTATTTGCGAAGAATTGGGAATCGACGACCCAATCCACTGGATGAACAGTGTGTCACCAGTTGTCGTCGATTTCTGGATTGCCTATAGGTCAGTCAAGTTCGACATGGATGCGAAAGCCTATGACGACGCCAGTGGCAACAAGGAAATGACGCCTGAAGATGCAGGCAACTACATTCACAGCATAGTCGGAAGCAAAGTAGATGGCAAAGAATAACGTAGGATCGCTGTACTATGAGATACTTCTCAGCCCAGATGGGTACAAAAAGGGTGCTGCAAAGATTCGCAAGGAAGACAGTGATCTGAGTCGCTATCTTACAAGAAGTGCCAAGGAAAATCTTTCCGAGAAAGAAAAGATTCGTGCTGATGCAGAGCGTGCATCAAAGATCAACTGGCAGAGGAACGCGGACGACCCTAGAAAGCGTGCAGCGATTTCTAAGCTAATCATTGAGGACGCGAAGAAAAGGATCAAGGCCGTTGAGGCACTGGAGGCGAAAGCACGCACCGACAAGCTGCTTGCAGACAAGAGGGCACAGCAGAAAAAGGAAGAGTCAATCATAGATGGCATGAGGAAGCTGATCTCCAAGCAGAAGTCTATTGACGACAAGGCTAGGGAAGAGAAGCGAAAGGCCGACGCAAGGGCCGCTGCTGCTATGCCAAAGACCGGAATGGCTGGACTTTTCGGCAAGTTCCAAGGGATCGCTGGGAAGATTGGTACGGTCACGATGGCTGTGTGGCCTTTGGTTCAGGTATTCAAGACACTTGGCAAAGTGGTCGGTGCGGTTGCTCGGGTATTCAAAGGGGTGATAGATGTCATCGACGAGTTCAGAATACACTCGATAAAGATGGCAAAGTTCATGCACGGAGACATGGTTGCTGCGAAGAGACTGACAGAACAGGTCGAGCAGTATGCAATCAAGACATCGCTCAGTGTTGATGCTGGACTTGAGATGGCTGGGAGCCTTCTGGTTCTTGGTGTTAATGCAGACATGGTGACAGCGAGACTCAGGCAGTTTAACTCCGTTGCACTAGGTGACGCAGACAAGTTCAAGCGTGTTGCCAAGGCATACACAGATGTACTTGGTGCTGGAATCCTCAAGAGAACAGAGTTGCGTCAGTTCACTGAAGCTGGTGTGCCGATCAAGAAGTTCTTGGAAGATGTTCTGAGGGAAGAGGGAAGGCTGGAAAGCACTCTCGATGAGATGATAAGCAACAAATTGGTAACAGCAGCAGACGTTGCCAAAGCACTCGACAAGGTTGGAAAACTATACGAAGGCCTTGACCTTGCAAAGCTAGAAACTGTTGATGGCCAGATAGAAAACATCACGGAAGAGATCCAAAGTTGGGTGAGACATAGTGAAGAGTTTAAGTTAATTGTTGATGGGATCGTAACGTCATTAAAAAGTGTCGGCAACGCCACCCAGACAATAATGTCCATGCTTGAGCAAATGCCTTCGGCCACTTTGCTTTTGGGGGCTGAAATGAAAAAACTGGAGTTGGCCGCGAAGTCTGTTGAGAAGGCCGCTAAGGGATACATGGCTGTAATGTCTTTAATCCAAACAGGCTCTTTCACGACCTTTCGGGACAAAATGGAGAAAGACATTGCAGACGCAGAAGCAGAGCAGGATAGGCTAGAGGCCCAGCAGAGAAATATCGACATAAGTCTTGCTGCAAGTCAAGAAGCCTACAACAAGAGGGAAGAACAGGCTAAGTCCTATCTCGACGCAAGAGTTGAGTTGCTGAACAAAGAGAAGACCGCACAATCTGATTACGACGATTGGAGGAAGAAGCATAATGTAGACACTCTCAACAAGATGGACCAAGACCTCTTGAACTCTTTGTATGTCAAGGAGCAGAGTAGAAAAGCAGAGGAGGCATCGTCGAGTGCAAAGGAGGCGAGAGACAAGTCTATTGCAGAAAGGGCTGCATCGCAACTGGAGGCAGCGTTAAAAACTGCACTCCCACAGGATGCGTTCAAGCAGAACTCGGTAGAGGAGTTCCGCTACATGCAGGATCAGAGGAAGCAAGCAGAGAGGGATGCGAGGGAGCAGGATAGGTTTGACAAGAAGACGCAGTCAGACTACGAAAACGCAAAGATGGTTGCCGACGCGATTGGCAGCATAGAGTACACCAATACAGCAGACACCGCTATCTAGGATAAAAACAATGGCACTCGGTTTTGAAGTATGTCAATTAAGAGGAACCAGTTACTCGGCATCGGGCAACTCCTCTGGTGGCAAGAAGTCCGTGCAGATCACCTTCACCAAGAAGTTCTTGGTCAAGGCAACCGGCATCACATCCCCTGATGAGGTGACTGACATTCAGGTTGCGTACGCCAGCGGTATACCATTGGTAAACGTCCACACATGGTACGATGCAACCACTGGCCTTGGCTACCCGCTTGCCGTATGCAAGAGCAAGAAAGTAACACGCTTGGACAACAATGGATTTGTGTTCCACGTGGACTGCACGTTCGGAACAGAGCCAGCACAGAATGGCAAGGATGGTCCGGAGGAAGAGGAAGGCCCGCAGGCTCCACCTAATGACGTCACTGACATATCGCCACAGATCTCTAGAGCCGTAGTCGGCAGAGAGATCGTTCTGTACGAGGCACCAGCATACTCTGGCGTCGGTCCAATCGGCGGTGCCGCGGGGGTGCCAATCACTACTCGAATCATGCCATCGACTGGAGACAAACTTCAAGAGCGTTTCGAGGCACCAGTAACACGAACCAAGCCTCTATTGAATCTTACCATCACCCAGTTTGAAGACACGTTCTCCAACCAGCAGATGATGGACAGGTGCTATAGGGTGAACAGCACACCGTGGGCAGGATTCCCGACAGCGTCGTGTATGATAACAGGAATCAATGCCGTCAAGCAGCGTGTTCAGATGGCAAGTGGCGAGGCAGATAAATATAGGGTGACGTACACAGTCTCCTACGACGACTACACTGTCACGGACAGCGGCGGAAACATTCTATTCGTTGGCCACAATGCTGCACTGCCGCTGATCTCTAGAAGTTTCGTGGACCCCACCGACAGCAACAAGGTGAAGTTCTTTCACAAAGAGGGCACGGGCATAGGCAATGTTGGACTGATCAACAAGGATGGGCACGACCTCGCTAACCAGCAGGGTGCCCCAGACTACGTCAGGTTCGATACTGTAGATGAAATCAGTTTCTCCTTCCTCCCAGCGGCTATATAAGATGGCGTACAACTTCAAAGACAGGTCTATTGCGTACGAGTTGAAGCGTATCGCAAACGAGGGTATGAATCAGGTCGCGGACCCTAGGCTCCAAACTGGCGACGAGGTTATTTTCGTAAAGAACGGAAGTGAACCTATTCCAGCCAAGAGTGAGTCGGGTGAGATCTCTTCGGGCGAATGTACGAGGATGTATGCTAATCCCAATGATGATGGAACGCTCACTGTCACTGAACATGCTGAAATGGCGTTCGATGTGTTTAATCCATTCGGGGAGGAAATCGAACCAGACGAGGAATTCAATGCCGCAAGGATAGGGATTGTCTGGGTAAAGATAGGAGGCGGGGGATCTGTCCCGTCAGAGACTGTCCAGTTCAGGCTAAAGGCTGGTTGGCTTGGGACGGGAATATCATCTGCAGTCACGCTCACAACTGTCGGGGAGTCCCCTGCCGGATCTGAGATCATCGTCAATGACTACAAGAAGTTGTTTCAAAATGCAATTGGTTCCGACGAGCAGAACGACTTGAACGGTGGCAGCATCGGATGGGCAACCAAGATAGGCGAAGAGTGGCTGGTCACTCAATGCACGCAGAAAGTGAACCGATACGAAGCCACTGTTGCCAACGGCATTTGCACTGGCACGTGGGGTGAGTCGATCGCTGTAACGAACCCAATTGCACGAAGCGTCTGGCCATACACCGATGCTGACCCCAGCATAAGTAACACTGGGGACTTCAATGCGATCAACGTCCACGGCCTGTCTGCCAATGGCGGCAAGGTATGGGTGGAGTTCCATCAAGACCCTACCGTAGACCAAGACCCAACAAACAGCACTGTGCCGTACACGGCCACCGCACCGCCTACTAGCGGGCACTGGGTAATCACAGACATCGAGAACCCGATTGCAACTTACATTCAGGTGTCATGGAACGGAAGCATCTGGGAGGTGTCAGGCTCAACCAAGGTATATGACGGCCTTGAACCAGACGCAGAGTACAACACAACAGTAAGTATCCCCGCAGACTTGAACGTACTTGGCGGGGCAACACCAAGTGGCGAGTGCCTTGCGGTTGGGACCAAGGGCCTTGCTGCAATTGATAGGGCAAACAGCACCGGAAGTAACCTGAGGTACATCGTGGTAAGCACCTCCTCGTCACTGAACGGTGAAGCACATGAGGCGGCTATCGTTGGTACGCTATCACCAACAGACTCCAGCCCTGCTGACAACAACACGATCACCGTTGATGGATGTGAGGTTAAGTACCAGCAGATCAGCAGAACATACCTATTCGGCGACCCAGTAGGCACTGATTCTTGCGAGATGACTGAAGAGGAAATAACCGAGCCATTTATCAATTGGTCCGACCAAGAGATTATCACTACGGTTTCAGTCAACGGTTCTGGTGAACTAGAGATGGGCAAGGCCACTGTCAGTGTGTGTTCGTCCACGGCAGAAACTCCAGATACGATCGGCCTCCAGTCAATGGACGTCGTGAATGATGTTTATTGCTCTGGCGACTCTCTCGCGAAAAACTATAAGACGATCAAATTCCTCGGCTCTGTTGACAGCTCCTCGAACGGTGTTGCCATCGACACCAGCTGCATCGAGATCGACTACACTCAGATCATTTACCCTGAATATCCATACATCGACTACTACGACATTATCTGGCCGACTGGCTGTGATCCATGTCAAGACCCTCTTGGGTGTTGCACAGCAACAGCGTATCCAAGCGGACAAGATGGGATCACGCAGTCTAGCTGCGAGGCAGAGACTGGTTACATTAGCTGGACAGAGGGTTCGTGTTCTGGGGCTACATGTGAGAGTTCGATAATCGAATGGTTCAGTATCGAAATGGAGAGCGGGGCTTGCACTGCATACTTCACGCAGAACAATACTGACACCGTGTCTGGCGGCTCCGCAACTATTAACGGAACATGGGAGGTGTTCAATGGGACCACGCACACTGACTTTCTCGTGCCCGGCACTGCCACTCTGACAAATAATGGTACGACTTGGAGTATATCTGCAGTGGTTCCTTCATACGGGGGGGGCACTACAGTAACTGCAGACAATATCAACGACATCAATTGCTCAGGTGCCGGCGGAAACATTGGCGGCCCATCAGGCGGGTCACCATGTGGGGACCCTTGGAACGGAACCTTCTACTTCGATGCTTCACAATGATAAAAGAGAAAGTTGGAACAGAACTGTCCAAATTGATCCCAGACTGGGCAATCCAGTTTAATGGGAGGTGTAAGTGCAAGGATATGGCTCATAAGATGGACCAATGGGGGGCTGCTGGCTGCGAGAAACGTAGGCATATGATAGTGGCACACCTAATGGCACAGTCAGATCACCTTATCCCAGCGTTTAAGTTGGTGCCATCCGCTGTAAAGAAAGTTGTGGCAACCAGATTGCTTAACAAGGCGATCAGGGCAGCAAGAGCATAAAAAGACCCCCACGGTTCTCAGCACATAAGGGAGCGAAAACCGTGGGGGCATGTTGGGGAGTTACTTATTTTTCTTCATATGCTCCCTTAGGTCTCCGGCAGCGAGTTTCATTCTCAGGTAATCATGCTCCTGAGTGAATCCGGCAGGCATCCTGTACTTCTCAACGGAGTCAAGTAGTTCAATCACAGGGTCCTTTGGCTTCTCTGGCTTCTTGGGCATCTTAGCCCAATGGCACCCTTCGGTCACTAGGTTCCACGGAACTATTGACCAACTATCGTTTTGCCTAATATAGACAAGCACGTCACCGTTGCTATTGGCGTCTTTTGCTGTGGGGGTCATATTACTTCACTCCCCTGTTGGCGTTTGGCATGACTTCTGCATAAGCGTGTGTGCCATCGATGACGACACCCATGCCAAGGATAGGACGCTTGGTGAACTTGCGTCCGTACTTCTGCATGAGGTGCGTAGGATCACACAGCGAACCTGCCGACATACCAAAGATCCTCATGGCATCACAGGCGTACCAGTTGACCCCAAAGGCCGCGTGGAAGTGCCCAAGGCACGTTGACCGCATGGCCTGTTTTGCCTGCGTTATAGCGGGCGTCTGTCCACCTGCACCTGCATCGCCGTGGCGATAAGCCACCCCGTCGATCAGGACAGTCCCGAACCTCTCAGTGATCTGCCAGTTCTTTGGCATCCCAAAGATTTCTTTCATTGGCCGAATCCACTCGCATGGAATTTCTGCGTCCACCGCCTTTCGGCAAATAAGATCACAGTGATTGCCTACGAGGTAATCAACTTTTCCGGAACTAAAGTGATTGTAGAATGGCTCTAACTGCTCGGTTGCTTCGTGAACCTCGTCAATGATACGCTTGGTTCCCAACTCTTTTTGGTGGTAGCTCATAGCGTGAAGGTCGTAGGCGTCTCCAAGGAACACAGTGCGATCTGTCTGCCACTCGTCTTGGATCTGTCGGACGAAGTCAAATGCCTTCGGGTGAATGGCAGGTGCATGCAGGTCGGGAACCACGAGTACGCGGGAAGTTTTCTTTGTTTTACTCATTGGTGAACTCGCCTTCTAGTTTATCATTCTTGGAATTATTGCAAGCCGCACAAGCAGGCACGCAATTCTGAATTGTGTTCTGTCCGCCACGAGCGAATGGAATCACATGGTCTAGCGTCATGACACTTGTGTCAACTGACTGCACATCGCAATAATAGCAGCACCAGCCGTGAGAGTCAAATAGGTTTTGTACTTGTTCTCCCGTCAACCTCAAGTCGCTCCCTAGTCTTTTGGCGTGGGCATTTGCTGCTCCTGCCTTGGCATTGGTTCTGGTTGTCATCTTGTTTACATAGGCAAGCTCAACCGCCCTGTTATTCGGCTGCTTACGTCTTCTCTGCTTTTCCTTCATCTTTGCAGGGTCTTTGTCGTAGGCACGCTTCTTGGCTCTCTGCTTTGGAGATGACATAAACTTAGCCACTCTGGCGTTGATGCAGTCCTTACAAGCAGGGTTCCTTCCATCCCTTTTCTGCTTGTCTCTGTGGAAGCCATCAAGCGACTTTTCCTTTCCACACTTAGTACACTTCTTCATTTCACTTTGCTCCATAGAATGTAAAGACTGTAAACGGGCCTTCCGACCTCTGCGTGTCGTCCTGCTGACCAAACCACCAAGCAACGTGCTTTGGCGAG